ATATGACACCTCCTAAAATAGGTATGAAAAAAGCACCTACCAAAAAGTAAGTGCCTTATATCATCATTTTCTATTTATTTTATCAACATCAATTTTTACAAATGATTTCTCAAGACTATTTCCAACATAACGTTTTTCTTCCATACTGGAAGACATTCCAACACAGCTATTTTTCATCAGTTGTTTATCAAGCCACACATTTTTAAGTTCGCTATGCATCTCTTCCAGTTGTTTTTTTGAATTCAAAACATGAAATTTATTTTGATGTTTCATTTTTCTATATGTTTCTATATACATATAATTCATTCCACAATTAGAACATCGTTTTCCAGACACAACTGTATTCTTTTCTGATTCCTTTGAAAAATCATAACTCTCTGCCACTAATTTTCCTTCACATCCGTTTACCAGACATTTTTTAATTTTCATTCCAGGCACAACAATCAATTTTTTATTTGCTTCATCATACATTAGCTTACGCTCCATTCCACTTTATTGATATAAGTATAGCATAAAAACCACTTGAATTAAAATACAAGAATTCCCCTATCGTCATACACACTACCATCGCTACCTTCATTTCGAATAGCACGGTCCAGAGCCATGACTGTTGCCACAGCAGCATCAATCTTTTCTGTACTCTTTTCCTTATCCATCTTAATGTTTCCTGCCGGATCTTGTCTTACAAACACATTATCCATACACCATCGCAGCACTTTATGACCACCATGTGCAATTCGCTCTTCCAACGTCAGTTTCATCAGTTCCTTTGTCGGTGGACTCATGTCTTTGTACCCCTGTCCAAATGGAACAACCGTGAATCCCATGTCCTGTAAATCCTGGGATAGCTGAACCGCTCCCCACCTATCAAATGCAATCTCTTTAATATGAAACTTCGTTCCAAGTTCCTCGATGAAGTTCTCGATGTAACTATAATGAATGACATTTCCCTCGGTTGTCAGAAGACATCCTTCTTTTTCCCACACATCATAGGGAACATGATCCCTACGAACACGGAGTCTTAGGTTATCCTCAGGTATCCAGCAATACGACAGAACCACGTATTTTTCTGCATCATTTCTTGGTGGGAATACCAGTACAAAAGCCGTAATATCGGATGTACTTGAAAGGTCAAGTCCGCCATAGCATTCCCTTCCCACCAGTTCGTTTTCATCGTTCGGGAACGCACAGGCATCCCATTTATCCATCTGCATCCATCTTGTACTCTGTTTTACCCATTGGTTCAGGCGCAATTGGCGAAAGATATTCTCTTCCGCTGCATTCTCCTTTGCACTGATACAGGCATTTCTTACTTTCTCTATATCAATCGTATGCCCAAGGGATGGATTAGATTTATACCACACTTCCTCACTTAACCAGTCGTCTTCATCAGCCGCCCCATATATCACAGGATAAAATGTCGGGTCGATTTTTCTTCCCTCTATGATATCTAGAGCTTTCTGATGCTGTTCGTAACACACAGAATTCCGGTCATTTCCAGCTGTAGTAATCAAGAAGAACAATGGCTGTGTTCTTGCATCTCCAGAACCCTTTGTCATGACATCGAACAGTTCCCTATTCGGCTGTGCATGAAGTTCATCAAAAATAACTGCATGACAGTTCAGACCGTGCTTAGTATATGCTTCTGCAGATAGAACCTGGTAGAAACTGTTGGTCGGTGTATATACAAGTCTTTTCACAGACATGATTGGCTTGATTCTTTTCTTAAGTGCTGGACACTGATCCACCATATCCACTGCAACATCAAAAACAATGGATGCCTGTTGACGGTCAGATGCACATCCATAGACCTCTGCTCCCCACTCCCCATCTCCGCAAGTCATGTAAAGAGCGATAGCTGCTGCCAGTTCTGACTTTCCATTCTTCTTAGGGATTTCACAGTAACAGGTATTATACTGACGGTATCCGTTTTCCTTTACCGTTCCATAAAGTGTACGGATGATTTCATCCTGCCAGGGTANNCTCCATTTTCCTTTGGTGTGCTTCAGACAGTTTATAAAATTCACGGCATGATCTGCCTTTTCCTTATCAAACATTATCTGCCACCACCCTTCACAAGCAGAAGTTCCATTTCGTCACTCTGCTCATCTTTATTATTATCAGAAACAATTCTGCTACGAGCAGATGGTGTAAGTCCGAACTGCTCACAGAATTTATTCATGATTTTCAAATAGGTCTGTGCAATAGAAACCTGTGGTACCTGCTGCCAGTAACCACTTGGTGTCTTAACAATTGTGCCATGCTGTGTAATAAACTCCTCTGCCTCTTTCCATCTGGCATATGATATGTTCAATTACCACGGAATTCTTCTGTCCCTGTCTCCATAACCTGGCATTCATCTGCTGATACAATTCCAATGACCATGTAAGACCAAACCATATGATAGTCGAACCGCCATCCTGTAAATTAAGTCCGTGTCCTGCTGATGCTGGATGAATCAGTGCCACAGGTATCTTACCTTCGTTCCAGTCCCTGATATCTTTTGATGTATCGATATCCCTAACCTTAAATCGATTCATGATTCTTTCCCTGTCATGCTTGAACCAATATGCCACAAGAACAGGTTTTCCATTGGCTGCTTCAATCAGATCCTCTAATGCATCCAATTTCCTGTCATGGATATGAAACACTTTCTTTTCTTCTCCATAGACCGCTCCATTTGCCATCTGCAGTAATTTATTTGAAAGTGCAGCTGCATTCACTGCATCCAGTTCTTCATCCCCTATGGATAACACCATCTCCGATTCCAACTGTTCATACAATTTCTGTTCTTTTTCATCCATTACCACTTCCACATTTCCAGATATGTATTCGGGCATATCCAGGTAATCAATGGCTTTCATGGAAATACAGATATCCGAAATCAGACTGTAAATCTTTTCTTCTGCTCCCTGTTTTGGCTTATAGGAATATACGATATCCCTGTTCCTTTTGTCAGGAAGAAAGAACTGCTCTCTGTATCCACCAATAAATCGTCCAAGTCTGACACCCATATCAAGCAGATTCATTTGCGGCCACAAATCCAATAATCCATTTGGAGCAGGAGTACCTGTAAGTCCTATGATTCTTGCAACCTTTGGTCTGACCTTTTTTAATGCCTTGAATCTCTGTGCCTTGTTGGACTTAAAAGATGAAAGTTCATCGATTACCACAGTATCAAATTTCCATCTGTAGTTATCTACAAGCCATGCCACATTTTCTCTGTTGATGATATAGATATCTGCATCCACACGAAAGGCGGCTTCACGTTCTTCCTTTGTTCCAAGAACCTTTGATATCTTAAGACCTTTTAAATGATCCCATTTTTCAAACTCACGGCTCCAGGTATCTTCTGCTACTCGCTTGGGTGCAATTACAAGCACCCTTGCAACCTGGAAATAATCTAGGATAAGTAACCATAATGCTGATAACGTTATTATTGTTTTCCCAAGACCACAATCTAGGAATATTCCACATACGGGGTGTTCGATGATATATTCAACACAATAATTCTGATACTGATGCAATTCTTTTTTTTTCTCCATTACTCCCACCTCCAAAATGTAGATGTGCGTGTTCGCTCTGACTTGATAGTACTTGCAGATTATCTAGTGAATTATTTCTTTTATCTCCATCAATGTGATGAACGATTTCATTCTTCATTAGCTTTCTTCCTAACTTGGCTTCTGCAATGGTACGATGCAGATGTCTGCCATTCAGTTTTATATATCCTGTTCCTCTTCCACTACCTAATCTCAGCAAGCACAATTTTGATCTCGTATCATTATTCATTCTTGTTGGATTTAGCTTTTTGTTCATCTCTGATAAATCTGGTCTTTTATGATATCCAGTCGGGTTATACTTTTTTGAAGCGTGCTTATAATGGCATTCTGGACTACAGAACTTTCTTCTTCTACTTTTAGCTTCATATTCTTTTCCACACCATTCACATAATAATTTCATCCAAAATCCCTCCAATCATTTCTGTATTATCTATGCAGTAGACCTGAAAGCCTAACTGCTCCAATTGTTTCTTTCTCTTAAGCTGCAAAGGACGCATCTTTTTTCCAGGAGCCTTTAATTCCACGAAAGCGGACACCCCACCCTTAAATAGCAGCAACCTGTCTGGCACTC